TACACCATCTACACCTTCTACACCTTCTAAATCCTAATAATCTACGGAGTAGGTATAAATTCCCAATTTAATTCGGCACATATTTTTTTCCAAATTTCATCTTGCTCCATACGTTTAATTGGATCTTTTAACATATAAAAATGTTTGAGATACTGGTCTTTACCAAGTAATTCACACATTTTAAATAACACATAATAATAATTTAAAAAATTAACGCGTTGATTTGGGCAATATTTGGCATAAGGTTTTTGAATTTCCAGAAATAAATTACATAATGTTGTTTCCAATTCAACATTCATTGTTGGCGGTTTAATTCCAAGTTTATCTTTAATAAAAGGAATGTGTTCATAATATTTATTATATCCTAAATTCTTCAATATATGTTTTGTTTTATCATTTGTTAATTGATCTAACGTAATTCTTTCTTTTTTTATTTGTTTTTTTATATTTTCTATTATTGCTTCATCAATTAAAGTAGACTCTTTTGCTTGAAATTGTGCCAAAATTTCTCTAAAATGATTAATGCGTTTATATGCATAAAAACATATTTCTTTTGGTGGTTCTTTATACGAAGGTTTTTCATGTTCAACTAAAAATGATGTCTGAGTACTACATTTATTACATACTAATACCCCTTCATAATCTATTGGAATTAATTCACCTTCACATTTATGACAATAATCATGATTTTCTATATAATCATTTATATCTAGAAATTGTTCATCTACATTTACCAAGTATTTTTTTACATTGTTTATTTGTAAATCGCTATTTATATTTTTGTTTTTATTATTTTTAAAAAAATTATTTAGCAAGGTTTTTTTATTTGTATTCTTACTAATATTTTTTTTATTTTCAAAATATTCAAAAATATATTTTGAATTATTGAGAAAATATTTTTTTTTCCTCTTTCTTATTTTGCTTATTTGTTTCTTTAAAATTTTTATATTATCAATGAATTCTAATTTTTCATCGATAGATACATATTCTTCATTTTTGATTTTAGCTATTAATTTTTGCCTTTCTTGTTGTAGTGTAGGAATTGTTTTAATATTATTATTAAATGTATTTAACAATTCATGATGCTTACTATCAACAGTAATTGTTGATTTCTTATCAACAATTATTGTTTTTGTTGTTTTCGGTTTAAATTTAGGCATTATAATTACTATATAATATTATTTTTAATTTAAAAATAAGTAAAGTTCTTTTATTTATTATACATTTATTTATTAAATGAATATTGGGACAGATATTTCCAAAAATGATGCAATGAATATCTCAACACATTCCAATAAATATATAACTGATCACAACCTTATCATTAATTTTGAACATAAAGATATAAAAAAAATGATATTTATTTTTAATGCTTTAGAAAATGGTTGGATAATTAAAAAACAAAAGGATTGTTATATTTTTAAAAAAAAACACGAAGGTAAAAAAGAAATATTTAATGACAATTATTTATCTAGATTTGTGGAAGAAAGTTGTAACTTTAAAAAAAAATAAAACAATTTATCTAGCAATTTTTGATATAATAGTGTTTATATCAAAAATTTTTTTCTTTAGCAATATTATAATATGGCTGGTGGTTTAATGCAACTCGTCGCTTATGGCGCGCAAGATGTTTATCTTACAGGAAACCCTCAAATCACTTTCTGGAAAGTGACTTACCGCAGACACACTAACTTCGCAATGGAATCTATTGAACAAACCTTCAACGGACAAGCCGACTTCGGTCGCCGTGTTCAATGCACAATCTCCCGCAATGGTGATTTAGCATACCGCACATACCTTCAAGTAACACTTCCCGAAATTAACCAAGACGATGCCCTCTACGCACGCTGGTTAGACTTCCCCGGAGAACAAATGATCTCTATGGTAGAAGTAGAAATCGGGGGTCAACGCATTGACCGTCAATATGGTGACTGGATGCACATCTGGAACCAATTAACCATGACTTCCGAACAAGAAAGTGGTTACCACAAAATGGTTGGACAAACTACCCAATTAACTTACTTAACCGATCCTTCTTTCTCCGCCGTAGATGGACCTTGCGACGCCAACGCACCCGGTCAAGTATGCGAACCCCGTAATGCTTTACCCGAAACTACTTTATACGTAGCCCTCCAATTCTGGTTCTGCCGCAACCCTGGTTTAGCACTTCCCTTAATTGCTCTTCAATACCACGAAGTCAAGATTAACATTGACTTCCGTCCCCTTGATGAATGCTTATGGGCTGTATCCAGTTTAGAATGTGGCACTGTAGGCAGCAGTGTAAAATCTACTGCTGCTTTCAACAAATCCCTTGTAGCCGCATCCTTATACGTCGATTACGTATTCCTTGATACTGATGAACGCAGACGTATGGCACAAAACCCCCACGAATACCTCATCGAACAACTCCAATTCACTGGTGATGAATCCGTCGGGAGCTCAAGCAACAAAGTAAAACTCAATTTCAACCACCCTTGCAAAGAATTAGTATGGGTTGTACAACCTGATAGATGGGTCGATTACTGCGCATCTTTCGAATGCAGTCAATTATTAAACAGAACCTTAGGTGCCCAACCTTTCAACTACACTGACGCAGTTGATGCCCTTCCCAACTCTATGGCTTCTTTCTCCAACCAAGTTGGTGCTGCATCTGGTGCTTTCATTGATCCTTCTGGTATCTTCCAAGATGCTGGTGCCGCTGACACCACATGGCAATCTGGATGGGGAGTAACAGGAACTCCTGGTTCTTACTACCACCCCCACTTTAACACCACAGAAAACTCTGGTGTATCTGATGCCGGTGCTTTCGTATTAGCCGAAACCGCTTTATCTTTACACTGCTGGGGACAAAACCCCGTTGTAACTGGTAAATTACAACTTAACGGTCAAGATCGCTTCAGTGAACGCGAAGGCAGCTACTTCGATACCGTCCAACCCTTCCAACACCACACTCGCTCCCCCGACACTGGTATTAACGTATACTCCTTCGGACTCCGCCCTGAAGAACACCAACCCAGTGGAACATGCAACTTCTCCAGAATTGACAACGCCACCTTACAACTTGTCCTTTCTAACCGCACTGTTGATGGCACCGCCACCGCTAAAGTGCGTGTATACGCCACTAACTACAACGTCTTGCGTGTAATGAGTGGTATGGGAGGCTTGGCATACTCCAATTAAATAAGTTGAGTATAAAACATTATACATTTCACGTTATAGTTAAAATTGATATAAATACATTATAATATATTATAAAATATACATTATAATGACTACGCACAATAATAAATGTAAATGGTTAAATCAACAGGGCAATCCTTGTCCATGGAAATCATTACAAAATAAAAAATATTGTAAACGACATTCTATATATGAAGAATTATATGAACCAGAAGATATCCCAACACTAATAAAATGTTCTTCTTGTAAGAACTTGTTTAAATTGGAAGAAAACGTAACGTATAAAACTTGTATAAAATGCCGATCACGTAGCAAACCTTTGAAAAAACAAATTGGAACAAAATGTATATTTATTTCAAAATTAGGATCATCATGTAGAAATTATAAATTCAAACATGAGTATTGTAGAAAACATCAGTCATTTTATAAATGGAAAAATATGACAGACAACGGTAATAGAATATGCTCTAATTGGATTCGTGGATGTTTTGCAAAATTATTAAATGATGATATTTCAAAATGTAAAGAATGTAAACATAAACACAATGTTAATTCTAATAAACGATATAAACACAAACAAACTATTTGTAAGGCATTTAATACAACTAATGATCACGAAAGCAAATATATTTGCTTTAAATGCAAGACTATTGTTAATGATAAATCTAAATATTATAATAATAAATGTATCAAATGCTACAATCAATATCTACAAATAGAAGAAAATAGAAACAAACGAGATATATTTCAACAAATATTGAAAAACTACAAGGGTTCAGCAATTCGCAGAAATATAAAATGGAATTTATCTAATGAACAAGCCTTACATTTATATAAACAAAAATGTCATTATTGCGCATATAATTGTTCTGTTAATGGTATTGATCGTGTAAATTCTAATGATATATATGATATTGACAATTGTGTATCTTGTTGTAAACGTTGTAATATTATGAAAAACGTTTATTCAATTGAGGAATTTTCGCAAATAATTATTTATTTAACATACAAAATGGGGTTACATACTAAATGGAATTTAATTGATAATAATTATGTGCGCAATTTTAAATCAAAAAAATCGGTTGTTCCATTACAAACATACATAAAAAATTATTCACATAAAAGAAATATTGAATTTAATTTGCAAGAAAATGAATATAATGATCTTCTAAAAATGCCTTGTTATTATTGTAAAAATTTTATCGAAAAAGGTTGTAATGGAATAGATAGAATTCATAGTTATATTGGATATACAACAGATAATTGTGTTCCATGCTGTACAACGTGTAATATGTTAAAAGGTGATATGAATCTTAACATATTCAAAACCCATATTCTTAATATATTTACATATTTCATTTTACATAAAGAAATTATTTATACTACGAATAAATATAAAATACTGAAGCTATTAGTGCAAAATAAATATAAAATAAATGAGTTACGCAACTT